TAGAAGAAACATATTTCAAAGTTAAGCAACATAAGCCAACTTGTATAGAAGATGTATTAATAGAAAGTTTAAAAGAAATGAAAGATTTAAGACTTCAAGTTAATCAAGCAAATAGCATTGCTTTAGAAGCAAAGACAGAGGTTGAAACAATAAAAGATGTAGTTTCATTAGACTCAAATAGTTGGAGAACAAATACACATCAACTAATTGCAAGAATAGCAAAAAAACAAGGTGGTTTTGAACATATAAATATGCTTAGAACAGAAAGTTATGAATTATTAAATAAGAGATTTGGAGTTGACCTACATAGAAGATTAATCAATAAAAGAAGAAAAATGGCAGAAGAAGGTGTATCTGAATCTAAAAGAGAGAAAGTTAACAATTTAGATGTAATACAAGATGATAAGAAGCTAATAGAGGGGTATGTGGCTATTGTAAAAGATATGGCTTTAAAATATGGAATATCAAGTGATTTAAGCAAAAATTAAGTTAAATAAAATTAGCACTTTGAAAACTAAATACAGAATATTCAAAAGAGGTGATTAGATGGAAAGAGAGCAAACAACGCTTCGTATACCAGAAGACTTGCACAAAGCGTTGATAGATTTAAGCAGTGATATAGGAATGCCTATTACATCTATTATAATAATTGCATGTTGGTTGTATATATCAAAGATAAATTAACCAATCCGATATGCAAAATGAATGCACAACATTATTTATTAGAGAATTGACTGATAAATTATTTTCTTTAGCTGTTTTCTCTAGTAACTCTTTTAGAACACTAGGAATCCTAAGAGTAGAACGAACAGTATCATCACTTTTATACGAGACTGATTTAAGTTCATTAACTTTTGAATTTCTAATAATGTCATTAATAGCGTATAGAATAAGCGAAGATTTAAGAATACCTGTTTGGCAAGAAATTTTTTCTAAATTTTCATTTAATGGTGTATATATTCTTACAGTGATAGTAGTCATTTTGACACCTCCTTAATGACATTATACAAAAAATATTTAAAAAAGTCTTGACAGTAAATCAGTGTCGCAATATAATGGATGTAGACAGTAAAACAGTGTCATAATGAAGGGAGGAATAAGAATGGAAAAAATAAGAATGACTGTAAGGCTCGTCCCAAAATTAAATCAATATGTACAGAATATAGCCAAAGAATGTGGAAAAAGTAAAAATTCTATTATTGTGGATGCATGTTGGGAGTTTATTGAGAAAATAAAAAAAGAAAATAAATTCAATGTAGAAAGCGAGGAATAAATATGAATAATCTACAGATATTTGAAAAGATGGAGTTTGGACAAATAAGAATGGTTGAGGTTGATGGTAAACCGTATTTTGTAGCAACAGATATAGCAAAAGCTCTTGGTTACTCTAATACTAGAGATGCAGTTAAGAAACATTGTAAGTGGGTAGCGAAACGCGACATACCCCATCCACAAAGCAATTCTAAAGTTTTGAAGGTAAATATTATACCAGAAGGTGATATGTATAGACTTATCTCTAATAGTGAATTACCAAACGCAGAAAAGTTTGAGAGTTGGGTATTTGATGAAGTGCTTCCAACTATTCGACAAACTGGTCAATATCAAGCACAACAGCATGTAATAACAGAACTTACAGGAACTATAGGAGACTTAAAAGGAACAATAAAAGAATATAAAAAGTTGTGTAAGATAACTTGCTCTAAGAAACAACAGTATTCTAAATACATAAAGAATAGACTGGATATAGACAAAGCTAATAAAGAATACAACCAAGTGAAAGCGAGATTATTCCTAATTCTTGGAGTTGAGAAATGGGAAGATATAGACTTCGATACATCTAATAATTTAATACAGATTATAGATGATTGTATAAAGGTTATAAAGTCAGAAAGACCATATAAGCAGTTGAGTTATTTTGAAAACTAAATACAGAATATTTTGAAAAGGAGTGGTTAAATTGAATAAAGAAAAAATGGCAGAATTTTATTCTTCAAAATGGAGAATAAACCTTCTTATAGACACACAAAAAGATTTAGCATATTCACTATCTGATGTAAAAGATAATTATCCAACTTATCTAAGAAAAGAATATGAAAACTTAGAAGATGCATTTAATAAAGTAATTGCTGGAGAAGGCAAACTTTTATCAGAATTATAAAAAAGTAGTTAGACATGCACCTAACTACTAAAATAAATTTACTTAATTAAAAATTGATTAACAAGAGTTTGACCTATACGCATTGCTAAATCAGGATATTTATTTAAAATATCAGCAAATCTAGACAAAAAACCTTTTTTTAAAGGAATATTATTTTCAGATGTTGATTCAATTAAATCAACTATGCTTTGAGCTTCATATTTTTCTGCTTGAGTAAGGTTTTTATTAGTATCTATAAATTCTCTTAAATCAGAGAAATCAATACCATTATTTATAGTCACAGAGCCAGTATTACCAACAGCAGAGTTTTGCATATTCTGAATATTGAAAGTTTGATTTATATTTTGCGATTGATTCTTAGGTTCAAATTCTTCGAAATTTAATCCTTTGCTTGTAACATCCCATACAATTGGATATTTTGAGGCTATACAATTTCTTGAAATTAAATAATTATTTTCATTTAAGAATTTTATGGCTTTTCCAATTTCATTTAAAGATAATGATGGTAAATTTTCGTGTATTTGTTCTGTACTAAAATCAATGTGGTCGCTTTCAATAGCAAAAGGTTTTAAAAAAGAGAGTATTTTCTTTGAATTACTGTCTAACATGTGTGCACCACCTAACCATATATTTATAGGATTTATCCTACAAATATAGTATATCAAAGGAGGGGAAAAATGGCAATTAATGACAACATAAATAAAATTTTAAGAGATAGAGATTTAAAAGCATGGAAATTAGCAAAAGAAATAGGCGTAGATTCAGGGAATTTATATGCAATTTTAAGAGGAGAAAATAAAAATCCAACTATAGATACATTAATAAAAATAGCTGACTATTTAGACATTACATTAGACGAATTAGTCGGAAGATAGAAAGGGTGAGATAAAAATGAGTGTAGCATTACAATTCATAGATACAAAAGACTTAGTACAAGAGTTAATGCGAAGAGATGATACAACAGACATCATCAAGATGTTTTTAGATAGAGAAGGAATTAAAAGGATGGAGTTAATGACTATAGAAGAATTTTGTGAGTACTTGAAAATATCTGATGTAACAGCTAGAAACATGGCAAGAGAAGCCATGATAACAAAAGATTTTATTGCTTTAAAAATAGGAAGAAAGTACATGATTGATAGAATATCATTTGAAGAATTTATTATGAAAAATGCAATGAAAGATAAAGATGTAATGAAAAAAAGAAAGGGGGTGATTTAGTTGAATGTAAGAGTACTGATAGCTTATATACAGTTTTGTAAGCAATACAATAAGAAAGCAAGTTTTGAAGGTCTTAAAAAATACAACAAAGGGGTAATTGTATGAGAATAATTTATAAAAACAAAATCTACAAAGTAGAACAAGACAAAGTGTTATTTAGAATTACATACTATGATGAGCAGAAAAATAACAGGAAGTTTAATAACAATAAGAAAGTAAAAAGAAGTGCAGTAACAAGAAATATAGAGTTAGTTAATTTGTATTTACCATCTAGTTTAAAAATAAAGGGGGAAGAAAAATGAAAAGCAGTAAAGAGTTAATTAATGATGTAAGAGAGTATAAAAAATCTAGTTATTTGAAGTATTTATCTATAGTACAAAGAGCATGGGCAGATAGAAGTCTTACAGCAGATGAACAAGACAGAATTAAACAAGAAGCATATGCAGAGTACAAAAGGATAGAAAGAGATACAGAAGAAGCAGAAGAACTGCTAATAAGAGAAGAATTTGAAACAGATAGACCCATAGCAGTTCAAATAATGTAGAAAAGAGCCACTGCAATGGCTCAATTCAAATAAATATTAAAAAATTTAATTAAGCTAATTATAGCATAAACGGAGGGAAATTATGAGTACTTTATATGAATTAACTACAGATTTATTAGAAATAGAAGGAGGTTTAACAGAAACAACAGGAAATGAAGCTGAAAAACTAGAGGAAATAAAAGAAATAATAAAACAAGAGATACAAAATAAAAACACTAGGATAGTTTCAGTAATATTAAACATTGACAGTGATATAAACTCTATAGATTCAGAGATTAAAAGATTGCAAGAGTTAAAAAGGGTCAAAAAGAATACTCTTGATAGATTAAAAAGCAATATAAAAGACTGTATGGAATTACTTGGTACTAAAAAAGTAGAAACAGTTTTAGGAAATATAAGTATAAGAAAGTCAGCAGGTAGCTTAGTCATAGAAGATGAAGAAAAGATACCTGCTATATATAAAACAGTAGAGCAAGTTGTAAAAGTAGATAAGAATACCATTAAAGATTTTATTAAAAAAGGTCATGAAGTTGAAGGTTGCAGGATTGAATATGGAACTACACTAACAATTCCAAAAGCTAAAAAAGAGTAGGTGAGGACCATGGAAATTAATAATATTTACATTAAATTGATGGATGTAAGAGTTAAATTTAGTAAGTTGAATCTAAAGAAAAGTGGAGAAAATAAGTTCGCTAACTTCAAGTATTTTGAGTTAGCAGACTTTCTACCACAAGCAACTGGATTACTTGAAGAAGCTAAGCTATGCCCTATAGTGACCTTTACAAATGAATATGCAACTCTAACATTAATTAATGGAGAAAACCCATCAGAACAGATTGTATTTACTTCTCCCATGAGAGATTTACAACTTAAAGGTTCTAATGAATTACAGGCACTAGGAGGTATAGAAACCTATCAAACTAGATATTTATATATTCAGTTACTTAATATAACTGAAAGTGACACTTTTGACGCAACTAGTGGCAAAAATGAAGCTAAAAGTAATTCTAACAATAGAATTTTAACAGATAAACAATTAAGTAGGTTATATGCAATAGCAAGTAATGCAAATGTTGATAAAGAAAGTTTGAAAGAAAAAGTATTTAAAAGATTTGGAAAAGAGATAAAAGATTTAACAAAACAAGAGTATGACACTATTTGTAATGCTTATGAAAATAAGCAATAAGGGCAGGTGATATTGTGGGGATTATAAGAGTAAGTAAAGACAAAGATAATCCATATGTAGTTTTAAATAAAACTTGTTTGGAAGATGTAAAATTAAGCTGGCAAGCAAAAGGTTTACATTCATATCTGATTAGTAAGCCCGACCACTGGAAAATCTATGTTAATGACCTTTGCAAGAGAAGTAAAAATGGAAGAGATGCTACAGCAAATATTTTAAAAGAACTTATAGAAAATGGATATATAACAAGAAAACCTTGTAGAGATTCTAATACTAATAAAATGCTTGGAGGGTATGATTATGAAGTATATGAGATACCGCTCGAACATCCACAAGAATTAAAATCCCGAAAAACTGATTTCCCGGAAACCGGATTTCCCGGAAACCGGGTTTCTCGGAAACCGGAAAACACGGAAGTAGTAAGTAATGACTTTAAAGTAAATAATGATATTACTACTATTGTTATTAATGAACAATCCAATAAAGACAAAACCACCTACATAAAAAAATACTTTGAAAAATATATAGGTGTGATTACTCCTAATAACTTTATAGAGTTAATGAGTTACTTAGATGATGGAATGGAAGCTGATGTAATTATAAGAGCTATTGATGAAGCAATAGCAAATGGAGTTAAGAATTATAAGTATGTAAAGACAATATTAAATAATTGGATAGAAGCAGGTGTAAAAACTAATTTAGAACTTACAGAGTATCAAAATGAGTTTGAGAGGAAGAAAAAGAGTAAACAGGAGAAGAAACAGTCTAATAATAAAGCTGTGAATACTCATAATGTGAATAAAAATAAGTTTGCTAACTTCAATCAGACTTTCACTCAATATGAAGAAAAAGAGCTAGATGAGATTATTAAAAAGAGTCAGAAGGAAAAATTTAAATAAAATTATACTTCTAGGAAGTAAATATCAATATATTACTTCCTAGAAAGGGGAGGTATAAAATGGCGAGAATATATGCACAAAGAAGTGGTTCTTTAAACGAACAAGATAGATTGGAATTATTAAGATTACTTGGGAAAGCTGGATATACAGTAAAGATTGCTAGAGAGAAGCAAAATAGCAAGACAACTTATACTTACTTTGTTGAGTATACAGAAGAGCAGGAAGAAAAATAGAAGGGGGCTAGTTAAATGAATACAATAACTTTAGTTGGAAGATTAGTTGCAGATGCAGAATTGAAGTACCTTCCAAATTCAGGTACTCCAAAAATAACCTTTTCAATGGCAGTAGATAGAAGGTTTAAAGATAAAAATGGAAATAAAATAACTGATTTTATTCAATGCGAGCAATTAGGAAAACATGTAGAGAATTTAGTGCAATATCTTGTTAAAGGTAAGCCTATATATGCTGTTGGAGAGTTAAATATATATAATTACAAAGATGAAAATGGTTGCTGGAAATCTATTACTAAGGTTAATGTAAATGCTTTAGAACTACTTTCTAGTAAAAATGATAATAATGCTAAACAAGAATATGTACCACCAGGATTAGACCCACAAGGTTTTCAAGCAATAGATGATGACGATATACCTTTTTAATTAAGTTAAGTAGTCTAGGGAGTAATTATACAATATTACTTCCTAGAAGTTAAAAAACATTGGAGGTAAATAATATGAATGAATTAGTAAAAATAACGGATAAAGAAATAGCAAAATGTATAAAGTTACAAAAAGGATTTGCAAAGAAAAAAGATTACCCTCATTTTGCGCCAAAGGATGGGATTTGCTGTAGATGTGGAAGAAATATTTATCAAAACTATGAGATAAGGTTTTTTAAAGAAGCTAGAATCTCAAAAGGATATGCTAATATAGCTGGTAAAGAACTTATAACTGGATGCCCACATTGCAGTAGAACTTTCTGTGATTAAAAATACAAAAATTATTAGGGAGTTAATATAACTATTAACTTCCTAGAAGTTAAAAAATATTGGAGGTCTAAGAGTGAAATATGAGTGTGAGAAAGTGTTCTTAGAATGCGATAAGGGAAGTTTTGAGATAAATGATACAAGAATTGAAGAAGTAATGTTCGAGAGTACAGAAATAGACAATCCGTTTGAGAGAGTAAAATATGAAGGGACTTTTGAAATAGTATCTGGATGGGAGTATCTACAAAGAGAAATGTTGTGGCTTAAGATATTGCATTTATCAGCAATTGTAGCAAAAATAATGCAATATAAAATGTTAGGTATTTCAAAATGAGGAAGGCTGAAATATTGGAAAAGACAAGAAAAAATAAGATTAGTGTTTGTTATCAATGTAGAAATGAAGATATAAGCGAAGATGCTAGATATTGTAAGATTTGTGGAATAGGATTAAGAGTTATGGAATTAGTAAGTGTTTTTAACTTTGAAACAGGAGAAAAAGAACTTTCATTTTTAAAAGGTAAAGAATGTCTTATAGATTTTGGAGATTTAAGAGAAGGCAATATGTGTAAATTATTCTTTGAAAATACAGAATTAAGAATTATTGGAGTAGAAAATATTTATCAAGATAAAAGAGGTATATTTATTGAAGCTGGTGAGTGCAGCCATGAAATAATATTTAAAGATTTGGAGTGGTAGAATATGGCTAAAATTTGGGTAGATGCAGGAACGTTTTTAGAAAAAACTATGGATTTAGAAGATATGTTTGAGCTTAATTTAAGAAAAGTAAGAAAAGCAAATGAAAGTAAGAAAATAAAGCTGAAACTTAATGAATCGAAATTCAAGAAAATAAGGAAAAAAACAACTAATGATACAAAAAGTAAACCTATAAAAGTTTTTAATATTGAAACTGGAGAAGTTAGAATATTTAAAAGTGCAAAGGCTGCAAGTAAATACTTAAAGATTAGTGGAGATTATGCTAGTTGTTTAGCTAGAGAAAATAGAGTAACTAGAGAAGGTTGGAAGGCGGAATATATTCAAGAGGTGTCAGATGGTATTAGCAAATGTGGAACAAGTAATTAAGTTAGCTGAAAAGATATTAAATAAGAAAAAGTGTTCTGTTAATAAAGCTATTGATATAGCTATAAAAATATTGAGTAGATATGAGTATGAGGGGATGTTGAGAAATGAAAGTACAAATGCAGTTAACTAAAGACAAGGAGTTTTTCAAAGTTTATGTAAATTCAGAAGAAGAAGAGCTGGAGAGATTGTTTTTTGAATTTGTATCACAAATGTTAGCTTATAAAAGAAAAAATAAGAAGGTTCAAGGAGATATTGAGAAATGAAATTAAAAGATATTATAAAACTTGGAGAAAAGTATTGTTATTGCCCTAACTGTGGTAATGACAAGGTAGGAAACAATGAAGGTAAATTAATAGTTGAAGAACACACATATTATAGAGAATGTTCATGTGGGTTTAATATACTGATTGATGATAGGAAGGATGAAATCTAATGAACATGTTAGCTAGTGTGATATTAGTAATAGGAAGTTTTATAGCTGGTAGAGTTTATGAGTATAGATTGAATCTAAAAGAGTGTGAAAATTGCGGCAATATGGGAGGGTTTAAGAATGAGTAAAGTTATACAATGTGACTTTTGCAAGAGCATATTTGAAGAAAATAATTTAGAATGTATTGAGCTATATAAAAAGAATGTTGAAAATGAAATGATTAACATAGATAAGCATATGTGTCCAGATTGTTATGAAAAATTCGTTGGAGAGAAAGTAGAAAAGAAAATAACTAACTTTGAAAAAATAACTAGAGATAAAGAAAGTTTAAAGGATTTCTTGTTTGAATGTGATGCAGAGTGTAGTTGTTGCATTTATGCAAATAAAGATGATTGTTATCCAACTAGTTGTGTTACAGGATGCGAAAAGTGGCTTGACATGGAGGTAGAGCTATAAAAATTTGAAGTGATGAAATAAGCAAAGAAATAGAAAGATTAAAAGAATTTTTATATACAGAAAATATCTAATTAAAACAGTTTACAGGAGGAATAGATTATGGAATATAAAGAATATGAAGATTTAAAAAATAGAGTAGAAAGTTATGAGGATTTACAAGGTAGTGCAGAGTTTGCAGGGAGAGTTATAGAAAATCTTGAGGATATAGATTGCCCTATAAGAATAGGATTTAAATTTCCTAGCAAAGAGGATTACAAAAATATAGAACTTGATATAGCTGCTAAAGATTCAAATTCAATTTTTATAAGAACAGAGTTAGCAAAAGCATTTAAAGAGATTTTATCTAAATATGAAATGGATATGGAAAATATCTAATTAAAACAGTTTAGAGAGTTGCAAAATGTCTTTTAATATAAATTATTGTTGAAGTGTTTTGTGACTCTCAAAAATGAAATAAAGGAGGCGTTGTATTGCTTACATTTTTAGATTTATTCGCAGGGATAGGTGGCTTTAGGCTAGGGATGGAAAAAGCAGGACATAAATGTTTGGGACATTGCGAATATGATAAATTCGCAAATTTAAGTTATAATGCCATGCACAAACCGAAGGAGGATGAATGGTTTGAAAGAGATATTAGAGAAATTAGAACAGAAAATATCCCAAGAGCAGATGTCTGGTGTTTTGGATTCCCATGTCAAGACATTTCTGTTGCAGGGAAACAATTTGGATTCAGAGGAGAACGTTCAAGTTTATTTTTTACAGTTACAAAACTTATTAGAGAACTCAAAGAAGAAGATAGACCCAAGTATTTACTTATTGAAAACGTTAAAAATCTACTTAGTGTTAATGGAGGATTTGATTTCCTCAAAGTTCTCGTTGAACTGGATGAAATCGGCTATGATGCAGAGTGGCAAGTTCTTAATTCTAAAAACTTCGGAGTACCCCAAAATAGAGAACGAATATTCATTGTTGGACATTTTAGAGGACGAAGTACACGAAAAGTATTTCCTATCGAAAGAAAAAGTGGAAAAAATCTTGAGCAACTAAATAATCCAACTCATAGTACAAATAGAATTTATGATGCAGTTGGAGTTGCTAGATGTATTAGAAGTCAGGCAGGAGGTGGAGGTGCTAAAACAGGTCTATACTTTATAGACTTAAATAAAAACTCTAAAGTAACAATAAATGCTAGATGCCTTAAAGCAAAATATAATGCAGGTGTGACAAATAGAAATTGTGATAATAGTGGAGTTTTAGTTAATGCAGTTTTAACGCCCGATAGGGTAAATAAAAGACAAAATGGTCGTAGAATTAAAGAAAGCGGAGAACTAATGTTCACATTGACAGCTCAAGATAAACATGGAATTTTGAAAAATGGAGATATAAGAAGGTTAACACCAAAGGAATGCTTTAGGTTGCAAGGATTTCCGGATAAATATTACGAAAGAGCAGCAAGTGTATGCTCAGATAGTCAACTGTACAAGCAAGCAGGAAATGCTGTTACTGCAAATGTTGTATATGAAATAGCAAAAAGAATGGGCTAAAAGTTGCAAAATGTCTTTTAGTATGAATATTTTTGAAGTGTTTTGTAACTCTCAAATGAAAATAAGGGGTGAATAAATGTCAAAGTATATACTCAGATGGCAAATGGGATTGTTGTTAGAAAATAGAAGAATACATTACACATATGGTAGTAAAGAAATGTTAAAACAAAAAGCAGAATTATTAGCTAAAGATGACAAGATATTATTTATAACAATAGATAAAGTTGAAGAAGTTATAAAAGATACTAGAAGTCAAAAAATGGCTGAATATTATTGTGATGGAGGAATTGAAATATGATAATACACAAATTTATAATACATGTTTTAGATAAGAATAGCGATACACCAATACTAAATGATTTTGAGGGTAGGGTTAGTCAAGATATTGAAGCTTTCTTTCAAAAGAAAATAAGCAAAGTATCAAGAGATAATGACATCAGAACAGCAGTATTTAATGACTATAGTAACAATCTAATTAAGAAGTGTTGTGAACAAATTATTTATGATGAAAGTTCATTTTTAAATAACTCTAAAGAGATTGCAGCTTATTTATTTGATGTTATGAAATTGAATGCTATATTAGAATCTTGCGACTTAGCAATTTGCTTATACTCTCAAAAAGATGAAAAGAAAGTTGCTATATTAAAGCTTGATTACAATAATTCGTATACTCATTCTATTAGCTTTGAAGATGATAAATTTAATATACAAATGTCTAAGAATGAAATTAATATACAAGAGACTAAGACGGTTAAAATTGCTGCTTTGGTTGGATTGAGTGGAATGAATGACGAATATCATCTAAAAGTATTGGATAAGGATGCAGAGAAGGAAGAAGCTAATTCTAAGTTTGTTACAGAGTTTCTAAATGCTACTAGAGTGAAAGATGATAAGTATAGGACTAAAAAGTTTAAAGATACAGTTGAAAATTGGATAACTAATGTTCTTGGAAATGATATAAAACAAGCTGAGGACATAAGAAGTATATTAAATTATACTTTGAAAGAAAAGCATGAAATTGATATAAAAGATTTTGTTGATAAATCAATTAAAGATGATGAGTTAAAAAATAGTTTTAAAGAACATATGGAAGAAAAGGGTCTTGATGAAAGTTTTAGCATAGATAAAAAATGGGTTGAAAAAAAGCTTAAAAAGAGAAATATAAAAACTGACAATGGTTTTGAAATAAAAGGTAACTTAACTGATTTTGAGGACCCAATGAAATATACAGTAAGACAAAATCAAAATGGGTCTATAGATATAATTATTAAGAATGTTAATTTCTATAATGAAAAATAAGGGGGCTACAATGGAAAATAAAGATAATTTTGTATTAAATAAGCTTGGACCAGCAAGTAAAGTAATGAAAAAAGTTGAAATAGATGAAAAAGAAATTAAGAGTTATCTAAAAGAACTAAAAGAATGTGAAGAAGTAAAAGTTTTTATTATTAGAAAAGATGGAATTGAAATTCCAATAGTTTTCAAAGATGGAAATATGAACGAATGGTTAAGAAAAGAAATTGAGATAAGTTTTGATAGATTTAAGGATGAAATTGCTCAAGTTAAAAAAGCATTGATTAAAGTTACAGGAGAGAATTAAGAAGTTAGAAGGTGCTCATATGACTAATAAAGAAATGTGCAAGTCAAATAATCTTGATGAAAGAGAAGTATATAAAAGTTTTGGAAAAGAGATTTGTGGCAGTTGTAAAAGTAATAAAGGAGATTGTGAAAGTAAAAATTGTAGTGAAGCATGTAAAAATTGGCTAGAGAAGGTGTGTAAATCTTGACTGAACTAGGAGAGCTTATTAGAGAAATAAGGGAAGAAGAAGGCGAATACATATCTGATATGGCTAAAAGATTAAATATTAGTTGTGAGGATATATATGCAATTAACAGAGGTAAAAGAGAATTAAATAAAAATGAAATTAACAATGTTGTAAAAAAATATGAGCTAGAGGGAGAACATCTATATTTGCTTAAAAATATTACACATAAAGATAAGTTATTTGATATAGCATGCAATGAATGCGGAAGTAAAAATGTAGCTATAGGAATGTTTGATGTAGCAAATGACATCATAGAATTTAGATGCAGAAACTGCAATATGATAGATGTAGTAAGTGTAGATTTCTATTGAGAAGATTTAAATAATTTAAATAGTCAAAGTGAAGTTTATAAATGAAACTAGAATGTTATAGACTTACTTTGGCTTATAAAAGGAGTGCGTTAAATGGCTAATATATATTGTGAAAATTATAATTGTAAAAACTACTTTGAAGATATGTGTATGCTTGAAAGAATTGAAATTAATAACCTGAAAGTGTGTGAAAGTTACATTGAAGGTAAAAATGAGCTATATAAATTAGAAAACGGATATACTATACATCCTAAAGATTTGAAAATGGTGAAAAGTAAAGATTATTCTGTTGAAGTTACTCATATTCCAACTGGTATTACAGTAAAATGCCGTTCTACAAATAGTATTTTAAAAAATAAAAATAAGTGTTTGGAAGTTCTAGAAGAAGAATTAATAAAAAACTCTCACTTAGAGCTAGAAGATTTACGCTAAATAGGAAGTGATTTTATGAAACGAAGAAGATGCAGTTGGTGTGGCAAGTTATTTTATTTTAAGGAAAAATCTAAGGAGATTTATTGTTGTAAGGAATGTAGAAAGAAGGCTAAGAAGGTGAAAAAATGAAAGTTTTTCTTGTAATAGATGGGGAACCAGTTGGCAAAGAAAGACCTAGATTTAATTTGGCTACTAAAAGGACCTATACACCTAATAAGACTAGAGATTATGAGGGACTAATAAGATGGTTATATCAATCTAAAGTTAAGTATTATTTTACAGGTTATATAAAAATGACTTTAAGATGTTATTATTCTATAGCTAAAAGTAACAGTAAAAAGGTTAAAGAGCAGAAAAGAAATAATGTGTTAAGACCTAGTAAGAAACCCGATATTGACAATGTGGTAAAGATTATAGCTGATTCACTCAATGAGATAGCTTATAAGGATGATACACAGATTGTTGAGGTTGTAGCTAGTAAATATTATAGTGATAATCCCAGGGTTGAGGTTATATTAGAAGATGTTATTTAAGGAGGACTATAAATATGAATGAGATTATGACAAATGAAAATTTAAGAGTTGTAGCAGATGATTTAGTTACAGTTTATGAAACTGATACAGGAGAGAAAATAGTTTTTGCAAGAGAACTACATAATAACTTAGAAGTTAAGAGACAGTTTATAGACTGGATTGAAGATAGAATTAAACAATATGGATTTAAGGAAAATGAGGATTATTCGGTTTTTCACAAAAATATGAAAAACTCAACTGGTGGGAGACCTTCAAAAGAATATGTATTGAAGCTTGATGTAGCAAAAGAACTTGCTATGGTACAAAACAATAATAAAGGGAGAGAAATAAGAAGATATTTTATAAGATTAGAAAAGTTGCTCAATAGAACCTTATCAAATTCACAGCTTAGTCAAATTAATACTATTGTGAATGAATCATTACTTAAGATGGAAGTTAAACATAATATCCAAATAGAGCAACTTAAAAAAGAGTGTTCAGAATATTATAGACCAACCTCTAAAACTAAATATGATATATCTTCTTATATAAAAGAAAGACTAGGTATATCAAAAGTTAATGAAGAATTTGAATTAGTTAAGAAAAGAACTCTATTGGTATTAGGTGCTGATAAATGGGAGGATATACCAAAAGATGTATTACTTAATTCATTAAACTTAATAGATGAATCAATAAGAATTATAAAATCTGAAAGAAAGACAAGTCAGATTAGTTTCTTTGAAAAAGATAATTTCTGTTAATAAAAAGAAAAAAGGAGTGCTTTCACACTCCACTTGTCAAAAATATAAAGCTTTTATCCAAGATTATTATAACATAAACAGGAGTGTGGAAGTATGGATAATAATATCAATAAAAAAGAACTATTTAAAAAAGTAGAAGGTAGACTACATCATTATAAATTTTTAAGTGCAGAAATTAAAAATCTTGAATTAGATATAGAAAGTAGAGAAAATGAGATATTTGGGTGTAAGGCTGTTGGATATGATGAAAAAGTAAGTCCAACATATGCTTTTAATTCAAGTGTGGAGAATGAGATTATAAAAAAAGAAAGAGATATTACTAGATTGAAAAAACTGAAAAAAGATAAGGAAATTGAAAAGAAGAAAATAGAAAATGCACTTACATGCTTAGATATAAGAGAAGAACATTTTTTTAAACTGTTTTATAATAGCAGAATGAAAAATAGTATGGTTTATATATCCTTAGAAATGAACTCAGATAGAAAAACATGTAGATGTGTGAGGGAAAGATTAGTGTATAAAATTATGGATATGCTTTATCCAAGAATTAAGGAAAATGAACTACCATTATTTAAAAATTAGAAAATTCCCCAGTTTTTCCCCAGAAATTCCCACTTTATTCCCCACTTTCTCCCCTTTTTGATTAAAAAAGCATGAGATAATAGTATTGTGGAAATAAAGATTTCCCTCTCAAAATTAAATATATATTAGGCTAGAGTTAAGGGATTGCTCTAGCTTATATGAACAGACTAGGCAGGGCGTGAGGACGCTGTTAGTTCAATTCTAACTATGTTCAAATATTAATCAACGTATACACTAAAAGTAGAGAAATTGAGGGCAAAATTTTATATTTTGTATCTTAATTCAAAGTCTAAAAACCGAGTGGGGCTTGGTAACCTCACTCACCATGCAAGTACTGGTTTAATCTAGGTTCGATTCCTGGAACTTGCTCCCTTTAATAATATGTATCCCCCATTAAAAAGGCTTAGATTAACTTCTAGGTCTTTTTTAATACAAAAATTTATTAAAAATGCACGGCATGCACTATTCAGATATGCATGTCATGCATGTCTAAAGTCGAATATTTAATATTTTCGATGGCTCAAATTGAGGGGTCGAAAATAAAAACAGGAGGTAGTAGTATGTTGAAAATTTTACAAGAGAAAAATGTAAAAGTAATGTGGTCCAAAAATGGAGAAGAAGTTTGGTTTAATGCAAATGACGTAGGAGAGGAACTAGGCATAGTAAATATTCGTGATACATTAAGAAATATAGATAGAGAATATAAAAAGAAATTTAATGAGTCTACTGTCGGAGATTCCTACACTAGAAACTTTAAAGATAAATTGCCTAACTTCGGTACTACTTTTGTTACAGAAGAAGCTGTGTACAATATGTCATTTAGAAGTAATAAACCAGAAGCAAAGTTATTTACAAAATGGGTTACAAAAACACTTAAACAAATTAGAATACATGGTTATTATATTGCTACAGAAAAAGACCAGGAATGGCTGGATATAAGGACAGAAGGCAAAAAAGTAAGAAAAGATTTTACAGATGAAATACAAGAGTTTGTATATTATGCTACTAGTCAAGGTAGCAATAAACCTCAGATGTATTATAAACATTTTACTGAACTTGTAAGAAAAAAATTAGGTATTCCAAAAGGTGTGAAAAGAGATGAGTTAAATCAAAGCGAACTATTTGATATACAAGCACTTGAAAGAATTATATCTATGAAATTACCTAAGTTAATAGATAAAGATATGAATTATAAAGAGGTATATAAAAAGATTAAGGAATTAATAGAAATGATTTAAATGACTGTCTTGATGGAGAGTATTTTTTTATACAATAAATTAAATAAGAGTATTATTTAGGATTATTTTGTAGTTGTCGAATACTTTTTGAAGGATATTGACCTTTGAAGTTGAATTTTATACTTTGGAGGGGATTAATATGGAAGCAGAAATGTATGTGCAGGCAGCTATGATGGCAAGAAAAGTTGTAAAAGTAACTGGTGCAGATAAAATGATAGAAGATTTAGTTAAAAAATTTTTAAGTAATAAAGTAGAAGAAGCACTTGGAAAACAAAGGAGTAAAAAAGAATTAAAATTAATAGAAAATAAATTTAATGAATATATGGAAAGAAGTTATAAAAATTATATATACATGAATACTATAGTATTTAGAAATCAACAAAAAACAATTGATGATTTATATATACCATTAACAGTTTCAAAGCGTAATGTTTTTGATGCTTCTTGCGAAGAAGATGTAAATGATATTTTAATTAATAGTTATAAAGATGACTTTTTACCAAATTACAAAAAGGTTTTGCTGATAGACCAAGCGGGTATGGGAAAATCGACTATAGCTAAATATTTATATTTAAGCTCAATAAATGAATCTAAAGGAATACCTATATTAATAGAATTAAGAAGATTATCACAAGAAAAAGATATAATAGATTTTATAATGAATGAAATTAATGGAATAAGTGAACACTTCGATAAAGAAGGAGTTTTAAAATTAATTGAAAGAGGTGATTTTATATTTTTCTTTGATGGTTATGATGAAATAAAAAAAGAATATAAAACGCAAGTTACTGAAAAACTCCAAAATTTTGTTGACAAAGCTGGAAATAATAATTTTTTAATGACATCAAGAGAAGAGGATGAACTTCTATCTTTTGGTAATTTTCAAAGTTTTTATATATATCCACTAAAAAAAGAAGAGGCATATAATTTAATTAAAAAGTATAGTGATGATAAGGAGGAAATTTCAAAGTTATTAATTAAGAAAATTGAAGAAGATAAAAATTTTGAAATAATTAAAGAGTTTTTAGAAAATCCTTTAATGGTTTCTTTGTTATGTGAATCTTTCAAATACAAACAATCAATTCCTCATAAAAAAGATGCTTTTTATAGACAAGTTTATGATGCACTATTTGAAACACATGATTACTCAAAAAGAGCTGGATACTATAGAGAAAAGAAAAGTGGTTTAAATCTAGAAGAATTCCATAAAATATTAAGAACAATTGGATTTATAACATTAACTAAAGGTGTTAGTTATTCTAAAGAAGAGCTTATTAATATAGTGCATAACTCAAAAATAAAAAATAGAGGAATTGAATTTAATGAAAATGATTTAGTTTATGATTTAATTCATAATGTTCCTATTTTTATTAAAGATGGCATTGAATATAGATGGTCTCACAAGTCTTTTCAAGAGTATTTTGCAGCAAGCTATGTTTGTTATGATTCAGATGAAAAAACTACATTATTAAGGAAAATGTTTGAAGGTAACAAAATGAATAGGTATTATAATGTGCTAGATTTTTGTTATGATATAGATTATAAAAGTTTTATGCGAAGTATAATACTTCCAACAATAGAAGATTTAGAAAAATTCTTTTGCAAGGAATATGATGATGATGTATATAAGAACTTTGATGAAGATGAATTATTATTAAGAAAAACTATGTTATTTAACCATAAAAAAGTGTATATGTATATATTAAGTGAAAGCGAAAAAAATTATTTTAGCAATAATGGAGTATCAAGATTAGAAAGAAACAAATATATTAAAGATAAATTTCCTATAGAAAAAGAGGGTATTTCCAATGGATTAATTGTTGATGGACTATTTGCAGTACATGGTTTTAAAAAAGAGAATATAATGAATTTATTGAAGTTATTGAAAAGAAAGGAGTCTAATCTGGTCTGTCATGTAATACATAGTTTTTTTCCGAATAGCAGACTAATAGATACTTTTAATTGTGGACTACATACTTTTGAAGATAATGTTGATAATGAACTAAATAAAAAAGAAAATTTTAAACTTGCAAATGACATTTTAGGTAAATATTTAGAACTTTCAGCTACAGAATCCAGAAATGTGGTTTTTAATTATAATGAATGTATTAGTATAAAAAGAGAGATAGAAAAAGAAATGGAAGAAGAAAAAAGTGATATAGATTTTCTATAAGAACTCTAACCAGAGTTCTTTTTTTTACTCCCAAAACGACAAACAAACGAGGTGGTGATGTGCAAGATGTCAAAGAAAAGGTAAAACAAGATTACATAAAAGGTATGAAACAAAAGGAAATATCAGCAAAGTATGACATTAGTTTAAACACTTTAAAGTCATGGATAAAAAGATACAATTGGGCTAGTGAGAAAAAGAAGGGTGCACCTAAAAATAAAAGAGGTGCACCCATAGGTAATAAAAATGCCACTGGTCCTCCTGGAAATAAAAATGCTGAAAAGTTTGGTTTCTTCTCAAAATATCTACCTGAAGAAACTAGGGAATTAATACAAGAAATATCTATAAAAGATAAATTTGATATTCTTTGGGAACAGATAACAATTCAATATGCAGCAATAATAAGAGCACAAAAGATAATGTATGTTAAAGACAAGGAAGAAATG